ATTCAGCTTAATTGTGAGGCCAACAGCCACGGGATTAAACTTACATCACCTGCTCACAGCGCAGGACAATCGTACGAGCTAAAATTTCCAACAGGAAATGTAACAGCAGACAGGTTTTTAAAAGTAGAGTCGGTATCTGGTTCAGGTGCAACGGGTGTTGGACAATTATCCTTTGCTGAAGTATCAGGCGGAACCTCTTGGCAAGCAGTAAAAACTTCTACATTTACAGCAGTAGCTGGTGAAGGTTATTTTATTAATACAACATCTGGTGCAATAGAGATGGATTTACCTGCAGGTAATATTGGAGATGAAGTTTCCTTTATAGATTATGCAGGAACATTTGATTCAAATTCTTTAACTATTGATCAGAATGGAACAGAAAAAATTCATGGGTCAACTGATCCTTTGGTAGTATCAACAGAAAGAGCAGCAAATACTTTAGTATATGTAGATAGCACACAGGGCTGGCTTTTGAAGAATAATTAAGGAGACTGAATAAATGTCGACCTATAAAGCAATAGTCGGAAAAAAAATAAAATCTGTATCATCAGACCCATCAGATTCTGTTGATGGACAAATGTGGTATAACACAGCCACTCAATCTCTTAGAGGATTAGCTGTTCTAGAAGCATTTACTAGTGGTGGCTCTTTAATAACTGGAAGACAGTCAGGAGCTGGAGCAGGAACTCAAACTGCTGCTTTATATAATGGTGGAAATCCAGACACTAATTTATGTGAAAATTATAATGGAAGTGGATGGGCTTCTATAGCTAACTTAAATAATAATCATCAATACGCTGGAGGATGTGGAACAGAAACTTCAGCATTAGTATACGGAGATTATCCTGAAGCAAATACAACTGAAGAATTTAATGGATCAGCTTGGTCTGCGCAAGAAGGTTTTTCTACAGCAAGAAGATCTGGAGCTAGCTTTGGACTTGAAACAGCTGCACTTTTATGTGGAGGAACAACAGGTCCTGCAGTTTCAACAGCAACAGAAAAGTATAATGGAGAAACTTGGACAGGCAGTGGTGCACTTTCTCAGGCAAGACAATATTTTGCAGGATTAGGAGTAGAAACAGCAGGATTGGTTTTTGGAGGATCTAATAACCCTAATGCAACTAGATATACGGACACTGAAGAATATAACGGTTCAACTTGGGCAACAGGTGGTGCATTACCTGTGGCAACTCAAATGACATCTTCTTTTGGGACACAAACAGCAGGAGCTTTAGCAGGTGGTTACAAAGGTTCATATTCAAACACTTGTTTAAAATATGATGGAACTTCTTGGTCAGCTAGTCCCGCAACATTAGCAACTGCGAGAGCCCAAACAAATACATCAGGAGTTGGAACAGTTCAATCAGCAGGATTAGTTTCAGGAGGAACTCCTGGATCTGGACAAACTGGTGCAACAGAAGAATTTAATGCATCAACAAATATTATTACAGCAGCAGCATGGTCTAGTGGTGGAAACTTAAATACTGGTCGAGAACTTGGTGGAAATGCAGGTACATCTACAGCGGGACTTTTAATGTCTGGAAAAGTTTATCCAAACAGTTTTAAAAATGAAACAGAAGAATATAATGGTTCGACTTGGTCAGAACAAAACAATGTGTCTACAGCTAGAGCAACATCTGGTGCTGGAACACAAACTGCAGGAATAATTTTTGGTGGCACTAATGGAGCTCCAGGTTCAACAGGAGTTCAAACAGCAACAGAAGAATACGATGGCTCATCTTGGACTAATGGCGGAGCATTATCAACAGCTAGAATGGGAATGTATGGAGCTGGACTTCAAACTGCTTGTTTTGGTGCTGGTGGAACTAATTCTTCAAATTCACCTGTTACAACAGTAGAAGATTATAATGGTTCTTCTTGGACAAGTGGCACAGCTATACCAACTGCTCAACAAGGAGGAGGCGGAGCAGGATTACCTTCGGCAAGATTAGTTTTTGCAGGGTATGCTCCTTACGCAAATTTTACTATTGAAGGTGATGGAGAAGGTTGGACTGCAGGTGGAAACATGATTGATGCTAGAGGACAACTGGCAGGTTTTGGTAGTCAAACAGATGCTCTTGCGTGTGCTGGATCTACATCTGCACCAAATGTTGACACAACAGCTGTTGAAGGTTATGATGGAACATCATGGTCAACAAGGCCATCTTTATCAACAGAAAGAATGGGGCTTTCTCCAGGTGGAGCATATAACACTACAACTGGAGGAATGGTTGTCGGAGGATCAAATTCAGGTAACCCTATGAGAAACCAAACAGAAGAATGGAGTCCAGAAACAACAGCAGCTAATATAGAAACATTTAGTACGAGTTAATTATGGCAACATATAGAGAATTACACGGTAAAGCAGTTAAAACGGTTACAACTAACCCATCAGACGATGCGGCTGAGGGACAAATCTGGTTTAACTCAACAGACAATACTTTTAAATCTATTGTAACCTTACAAGCATTTTCTAGCATTGCAAATTTAAATACAGCTAGAGGATGGATGGGTTCTGCTGGAGATAAAACAGCAGGAATAGTTTTTGGTGGTTCACTAAATCCTTATCCTATTTTTACTGCTTTAACAGAAGAATATAATGGAACTGGCTGGACTGTAGAGGCTACTTGTCCAGCTGCTTTAGGAGGGATTGGTTCAACTGGAGCTGGAGCACAAACAGCAGCTTTACAATTTGGTGCTAATGGTGGATCAGGTTACACAAACACTTCAGCAGAATATGATGGAGCAAGTTGGACAGCTGGTGGAAGCATGGCTACAACTTGTAGAGATAGAAGCGGAGCTGGAATACAAACAGCTGCCATAGGTGCAAATTGTTATATACCAGGAGCACAAGCTGAGCCAAATGCAGAAACATACAATGGTTCTTCTTGGACAGCTATAACAGGAACTGGAACAGCTAGATACGAAGGAATGGGTTTTGGTACACAAACAGCCATGATTACTTGTGGAGGAAGAAATCCACCAACAAATAATTTAACAGCAACAGAAGAATGGGACGGTTCATCTTGGACAGCAGGAGGAGCTTTACCCCAAGGAACTCACAAAGGACAAGGAGCAGGAACTCAAACAGCAGGATGTATTGCTGGAGGAATAGGTCATCCTTACTATCCCGCTATTCCTCGTTTAGATAATAAAGTTGACTACGATGGTTCAACTTGGGCTATATCTCCTGCAACTATGACCACAAAAAGAGCTTATTATGGAGGAGACGCATCTTCTAGTCCAAATTTTTATACTTGTGGTGGAACTGGACCGTCAGGATTTCCTTACCAAACATCAAGTGAAGAATTTAATGTTTCAGCAAATATTATTACATCTGCATCATGGTCTAGTGGTGGAAGTTTAAATTCTGCAAGAAGAGGCGCTGGTTCTGGAGGTATTAAAACAGCAGCTTATTATGCTGGTGGTATTGAAAGTGCTGCCTCTGCTAAAACTGAAACATATGATGGAACAAGTTTTAGTGAAGTAAATGATTTGGGAACTGCACGATATGGACTTGATACTAACATGGGAACTTTAACCGCTGGTTTAGTTGCTGGGGGTAGAGGCGGCGGAACAACATATGGAAATACTGAAGAGTGGGATGGAACAAATTGGTCTGAACAAACAGATTTATCTACTGCAAGAAGATACACAGGTGGTTTTGGAACTCAAACCGCAGGTGTTGTTTTTGGAGGCAGAACTGCACCTAACGCTAAAACAACTGCAACAGAAGAATATAATGGAAGCTCTTGGACAACTGGTGGTGCAATGAACACTACTAGAGAATACGCATCTGGATGTGGAGTTGAAACAGCAGGTTTAACATTAGCTGGATCTCCTGGTACTATTACAGATGTTGAACATTATAATGGAACAGCATGGTCAGAACAAAGTGCTGCTTTTCCAGGACAAAGAAGTATTTTTGGTATTTCAGGCGCACAAACTAATGCTTTGATTTTTGGTGGAGAACCTCCTTCATCTGGAACCGCTACTGCTTTTGTTTATGATGGAACAAGTTTTGCGACATCTCCTAGTATGGGAACTGCAAGATCATCTATGGGTAGCCCAGGTCCAGCTGGAACTTCAACATCTGCTATTGCTATAGGAGGATATACTTCAACAAATGTTACTACAACAGAAGAATTTACTGGAGAAACAACGGCTGTTAACGTAAAAACACTTACGCAAAGCTAATAAATATGTTATACAAACTTTAAAAGGAGGAAGACTATGGAAAACTTTTTAT